CACCAAATGACTTTAATGGATCTACTGGAACAAGAACTACTGTACTAATAATACTTCCAAGTTGATCGTGCAAGTAAGCACTTAGTTCTGAGAAGAAGAATGTGTCTCCAAAATCCCAATTGTCAATAGTAAAATATGTATTCATACTTGATACAACCTGACTTTTAATCTCACTCACACTTGCAGTGCTCGAAGGATTTTTCACACACTTGAGTGTTGCCCGTAGTTCAACTGCGGCTTTAGTTCCAAATAAAGGTTTAAAGGTTGCACTGTTTAAAATTATATTATCTGAAATCATCTTATATTGATCAAGTGTTGAATAACTTGTAGTAAGCTCATCAATAGTAGGTTTTGCAGGTTCTTTCACGGTTCCTGTTGAATCAGTAACATAATTTTGATATGCAATATAGTAAGATTGTGTAACAAGATAAATGTCAATAATGTTAGTGGTTCCTGGATCAATTCTTCGACTTAATGGTGCATTGTGTCTATACTGAAAGTACAATCCTTGTCGGCCAACATATGTTATGTAACCAGTTACTTGTGCAATAGTTCTAAGGCCATTATACGCAACTGTTAGTTGATAAAATTTTGCATCAGTGTACGCATAAAATACTTGCTTGTCTGGGTACTCGCTTTTTACTAATTCTATAGCAGCCTGGGTTGCTAGTGTACCATTTACAACGCCACTTGCAAGTGGAAGATATCGTTCAAGATTATCAAAATCAATTGTTTGTTGTAAGTAAATTCTTTTGTTATTTGGATTAACTAGCGGTGCAACTAGAGTTTGAAAGTAGTCTGGGTTGTCTGGTACACCGTCGTTATCTGAATCTTTGTATGATATTCTAACACGGAAGTCATCTATAAACCCATCTGTTTCAACAGGCTGATCAATGATATCAAGTATTTCGTCACTGTTTAATGTTGCACTGGAATCCGGTAGGTTATTGGTTTTTAAGACGTTGATAAAGTCATTAATAACAGTTCCTGTTTTAGGATCATAAACTTTTTGTGTTCCATCATAAAAGAATCTTGTTTCAAGCACACTCGCCCAAAAACGTTGTAGGCTTCTTGAACTTACTGTGTAAGTAACTCCGTCTGTTTCAAATGCAACTAACCAGGAATTATCTAATCCAGTTCCTGATGTGTTTTGTGCATTTGCAAGACTAAATGTTATTGCTGAATTTAAATTAGTTGATGTAATAACATACCAAGTTCCAGTTAGATTATCATATCCAAGTCCAAAATTTCTGTAAAGTTCAATTTGCTCACGCATAGTTGTTTCAATTGCAGTTGGCAAGTTGGTTATAAAGTTTGGAATTACTTCTGTTGGAACTGCAAGTGTTGGAATAAAATTATTAAGTGTAACCGGCCCTGTGCCATCAGCGTTATTACCAACACCTTGGTTAGTTCCGTCAAGTTCCAAAGCTGTTACAGTTGCCCACAATATCATTTTGTCTCCAGGCAATGTTGGAGATCCTGCAATTAACCTATTAAACTCATTGAAGTAGAATCCTGCAGGCGGTACAAACTTAATTAAACCACCTAACGCAATATATTTTTTGTTATCACTTGCTTGTGAGCCAACTGGTGCCGGAGCTCCACTTGAAACAAACTTAAAATACCCAGTAGTTTCGTTATTAGCGGTTGTACTTTGACTCCAGTTTAAGTTTAAACTTGTTAGACTTGGGCGAAGAAAATTTTCATAGTAAAATTCTTGCATACCGCGGCTTGCTATCACAGGCTCAACTTGGTTTACTATAACATCTGTAATGTCATTTTGATCAATGAACGTAAATGTAAAACTTGGAACTTCTGTGTTTTCATATATCATTCCATCACTGGCAAAAACATTTGTGCTTGAGTATTTTCCAGTGATATCTACAAGATCCAAATATCTACTAGTACCAATTGAGCTACGATTAACTGCCTTGGACTTGATTATAGTTGAATAAAGTGTATATGGAAAATTATTATAGTCTTCGCCATTTACCATTCTGTTTTGCGTATAAAATCTTGCAGGAGCTCTTTGTTTAATGTCGTCAATGTTTTCTCTATTGGCAGCATTACTAACTGGTTGAGTTAATGCACAAGATAATGTAAGTGTTTCGTTTCTTCCAGTCCTTGACACATAGCCAATACTGATAGTAACATTTTGCATTTCATCTTGGTTAATAATATAGCTCAAACCATTTGATGCTCTTACATAGGTTCTAAAGGATCCAACCGGTATACTACTAAACACGCCATCGCCGAAGTTTAAGTTAATTTGGTCGTTAGTTCGTGATGTGGTAGTAAAATATCTACGTTGTTCTGGAGTTAATTCTTCAACGGCTCCGCTATAAATGTTTTCTACAAGAGTCCATTGATTTTGAATATTACCTGTGGCGTCTAGTTGATATAACCAAGTATCTTCGTTATTAATACCTTCGATGTTAACATTAACAACTCTATTTGAAATACGTTCTCCAAGATTAAAATCTAGATCTTGTAAACTACCTTGCTTGAATAAGAAAAAGAAACCTGTGTTTGCACTGGCATATCCTTGTTTGTCATTTCTATAAAGTATATTAAATGCACCGTTTGGAGCAGGAGCTGGTTCGTACAAATATGTCTGATCTTGTGATGTAGCACACACTGCTTCAAACGACATGGTAGTCCCATTGACTGTATTGGTGAACGGTATCACAGGAAGAAATCCTTGTATAAGATTAATACCATACTCTTCTGTCTGCACGCCAAGTATTGTCTGTGAGTTTCCTGGTTTTCCAAATCTTTGTGTATTATCCAAACACGAATTAACAATGACTGTAAATTGCTCTAACCAGTTTGCATTAGTGGTATCGTTCCAGTTCACTGTTATGTTTGAAAGATTTACACCTGTAAAATCAATTACACCTTCTGTAGTACTAATACTTTGTACTTTTAAAAAACCTGATGCTGATGTATTACGCTTTGGTGTATAACTTACTAGTTCAGCTAGACGTACAACACTATCTCGTCTTTCAGCAGTATCAATGAAGTTTTCTCTTGTGTTTAAGTCGTTCCTAAAACTACCTGCTTGTCCCATAAACGCCATGACATCTAGCAGTGCAATAAACTCACTTGATTCAATGTAGTCGTTAAAACTTTCAGGATAGTACAAACGAATGTAGTCTATAAAGCTCTTGCGAAGTGTTTCGAAGTCATAACTCTGAAAGTCTGCTTCACGATATGTCTGGTAGATTCTCTTCCAATCTTCAACACCAAATATACTAGTTTGTCTTGTAGTTTTAGCCATGTGTATCTATCCTTACCTAGTATTTATGAACATTATAAACTGGGTAGTTTATACTAAACGTCTGACAGAGAGGCTCGTTGTGTTTGATTATCAAAGAACACTGTAAGTAACCGGGCATCTTGTCCTTGGATGGTTTGTACCTGTAATTCAACTAGTATTCCATTTTCTTGCGAAAACACATTTATATCTGCTACTTCAATCCTTGGGTCTTGTGCAACAACTCTTTGTATTTCGTTTATGACTGCTTGTGATGTTTGTGCATTTTGCGGTTCGTATATAAAACTCCACATGATAGTACCAACATCAGGTCGCCCTGGCATTTCACCTTGACGTATGTTTAAAGCGTTAGACAGATCTTGCTTTATTATTTCAAAATCTGTTACAGTATATGTTTTATACCTGTCTATTGTGCTATATCCGATTATCTCTGCCATACTGTATTTATTGTCCTAGTCTATGTGCTAATTCCATTAACTTTTTTACTGGCTATTCCAGACTGTACTGCACTATCAATAGTAGTTCTGATAGTTGTGCCAGTCACACCGCCTAACCCTGTTGAAAATCCTTGCACTGCATCGCTAATTTTTTCTTGTGTTAAACTAACGGCATACTGTCCGCCTTTAACCAATGCATTCATATCACCACTTGTAATCTTTGTACTGAATGAACCTGCCAAAGTTTCGCCAAGTACACCTGCACCTTGAGTCCATTTTTTTACTGCGTCAACACCAAATTTACTAGCACCACTTACCAGTCCTGCTAAGTCTGCCTCATTTTCTAAACCAGTCACTATGCCTGCATTTTGTAAACCGTTTAATCCTTTTGTAAACAAATCTGTTTTAGTTAGATCTTGTATTGATTCGTTATTTAAAAAGTCACTAACGCCGTTAATGCCTTGGTTTCCACTCCACACACTTGAACTGCTTAGTACAGTGTTTAGATCAGATGTAG